CTTGTGCTGTTCCTTCTCGACCACGCAGTCTATGTGGGTGTATCCCATCTCCTTGGCCAACTGGTATCGCTGTCTGCCACGCCACACTATCAGCACCTCTCCGTCCTTCTCTGGTGCCTCTTCTGGCAGGTCCGGACTGCCCCTCTTGTAGAATTTTAGGTGTATGTTCCGCCAGTAGTCCTGTGTCACAGGCCAAAGCATCAGTGGATGGTCCATCTCACCACTGGCGATGCTGACCTCTAGTTCATCACGATCTGGTATCTCCTCGTAGATGCTGGCCGGTTGTATCTCGTGCATGGCCATGGTCTTGATCTCATACTTTCTGGAATGGTCCAGCATGTAGGAATCTTTTGCCCTGAGGTGTTTCATATGGATATTTACTCCATAAAAAAAGGGCGAACCTAATTAAAGATCCGCCCTTTGGTAATTTAATTTCTTAAATTATTAAGCGTTTACACCAGTGTCTGACATACCTGCTGATTGCTCAGTTACTGTCGCACCGCTAATAGTAGCCGCTATCTTGGCATTTCCGTTTAATCCTTGGATAGCCGTTTGAATCGCCGCAACTGTTGTAGTTGAACTGATAGTGTCTAAACTATCTTTTCTCACCGCGTAAGTCACCTCTGTGTTACTAACTGCTAAACCACCTTTACCAATGATGTTCACACCTTGGTTGGCGATTGCTTGTTCAACTAGTTCTAGACCAGCCTTTGTTGAGTCTTCGTTTGAAGCGTCTTCAGTTTCAGCCGCCATAGAGTTAATGAAGTCAACTGTTAGATAGGCTACGTCAACACCTTCGAACTCATTGTTCATGTTGATCGCGAAGTTATTTTTTGAAATTGGCATTTTAAAGTCTCCTTATAATGTTAATACCGTTTGTTATTATTAGATGTTAGACACAACTGCAACTGTAGTTCCACCCACGTCGATAGTAGCATCGTCTGAAGTAGAAGTTGAACTCGCTCTACATCTCACTGATCCTAACGCTTGTAGGTAAGTCTGCATGTTTGCCGCCGCCGCTGTCTGTGGTGATGCTGGAGTACCAGTTCCTGTGTTTGCCCAAGAATCTGCTCTCTCAACTGCCACAGTGATAACACCGTTGGTTGTTGTTACATTATAGTACTTCAAAGTACCTCTTGTTTGGATCGCTTGTAAAATTCTGTCCACGATTCCATCTTTGTGCGTGTTCGCATCGATGTCAACTGCTGTTGCTGAACTGTCTTTGACCGTTACTGTGAAGTACTCGATCGCAACGTCACCAAATGTAGTTGTATCTGCTACGAAAACCGCATTGTTGTTTGAGTTAATTGCCATTTTTAATCCTCCTTTTTTTCTGATTTAAATGACTATGATCCCGCTCAGGGATCAAGTTGCAAGTATTTAGTGGTAAGATTGGTAAATTATGCTGTAATATTAAGATTTAAGCCACACTTCGTCACTTCTCACACGTGAATGACGGTCATAACCGAGGTTCCGCAGTATTTTCCTAGATTCTTCAACTATCTTGGGCCTCTTGCGTTCCTTCATCTCGATGTTGATCACAGGCTTGTTTCTCTCCAGTGTCTCCTGTGCACCTTGGAGCACTGGTATCTCGAACCCATCCACATCTATCTTGATGTAGTCAACATCAGTGAGATCGAAACTGTCAAGGGATCGGCATTCTATATCACCTTCCCTGGGTTTGGTGTCCCCCACCAGGTAGTTTAGATGTGTGTGATTGGTGCCCTGTTCGGCCGTGTGTGCATGTGTGCTCAACCCATAGGGATACAGTGTCACGTTTGATTCTGTGATGTTCTTATTGAAGCACTCTCTGAAGTTGGGGTTTGGTTCGAAACAGATCACATGGTCGAACTTCTTGGCCAGGGGCCTGGTCCATTCACCCACGTTGGCACCCACGTCGATCGCAGTCCTCCAACTCTTGACGTATTTCAAACTGGCATCTCTCTGTGCCTGCTGTCCGTTGCCTGCCTCTTCTAGGAATGTTGGTTCGGTGTGGTTAAGGTAGTAGACCCAGTAACTATTTTCGTTTGGCATCACACTCTTTACAAGCACAGTCTGGACAGTCCCTGCACTCGGTACAGGATCGTCTACAGTGCTGTTCGCATCCACACTTCTCACATATGTATTTGATCATCATCATAGTTCCTTAAATTTCTTCAGTATGTCCGTGTTGGGCAGTTTGGCCTGTAGTTGTTGTTGCAGTCGGTGTAGGGTCTGCATCTTCATCTTTGAATCCAACTTCGTGTAGTTGGCCACGGCCCGCCTGATGTTCTTGAGGTTGGCGTCATGTATGTTCAAGGCCCTCTCCAGTTGGGTGAGGTTTCGGTAGTGGTCCTCCCAGGTCCTCAGGTATCTCCTCAGTGCCATCACGGGTACCGGCTGTCTCTGCCTCATGGCCTGTGCTTGATCTTTGTTCTTGAGCTTCTTGGTAATCTCGGGATCGCCTGACACTATGGCCAGCATGTTTGAGAGATCGTTGTTGATCATCCTCACTTGATCGAACGTGCCCTTGGCCATGGTCTGGTCTGCGTATGACTTGGCGAAAGACTGTGTGTCCCTGTTCTGACTCATCAAGGCCAGTGCCAGGAAACTGAGATATATCCTCTCCGTTACCTCTGGGAAAGTGAATCTCTGCAAGTCATTATGTCGCCTTATGACCTTGCCCTCAGATACATACTTTAAAAATGGTGTTAACATACGGGTATTTATAGGCTATATGCAACGAAACTTTATTCTCACAGACATAATGAAGACTGGCCCTCACCAGCAACTAGAACAATTTGTTAATTTGCATAGCATGGCCGATCAGACTTTTGACATGACAGGAGAATATTTTACCTTGCATGATTTTGATTTAGACAATTATGACAGGAAGTTTGCTATTTTGGATTGCAGAAAAGTCAACAGGTCATTTGAGAAGAACAAGGAATACAGTATGGAGTTGAATAGACGTTGTGAATTATTGCACAGTCAAGGTTTCAACTTCATAAAAGCAACACCATGGGAATCCTTGGACAACGTCAACGCTGAAAAACAGTATCCTGACATAACCTTAGAACATGTGAAATGGACAGGTGGGGTAAGTTGGTTCTGGTTTTACATGTACATCAAACACAAAGACAGGCAATTCAATTTCACACACGATCACAACGGCAGTTATTGGCACAAAAAAAAGGATTTTCTTTATCTGAACAAAACAGTGCGAAATCACAGGATAAAACTCTATGACAAATTATTGGAACATGGCGTCTTGGATAACAGCATACACACCTTCCATGGACACCCCCACAATGAATGTGTGTTGCCTTTAAAATATGAACTACCATGGGCACAGCAATATCCATACAGGGGCATGGACCAAGACATCTATGAGCTACCATACAATGATACCGTGTGTTCATTGGTGTCAGAGACCAACGACAATGACTACGAGGTATTCATGACTGAGAAGATTTGGAAGCCCATAATAGCCCAGCATGTTTTCGTGGTGCACGGTAATCATCTGTATCTACAGAAGTTGCGGGAGATGGGATTCAAGACATTTGGCAATTACTTTGATGAGAGTTATGATCTCGAGAAGGATAGTGATGAACGGATCCACAAGTTAGTGGACCTATGTAAAGATCTTAAGGCAAAGTGTAGCCAAGGCAGTGTTGTAGAAAGCGGCAACAAGAAATGGCAGGACATTTACCTGCAGACACAAGCACTCCGAAAGCACAATTATGATACTTTTTTTAATGAGGAAAAATTAAGTGCTCAGATCAACAAGACCTTAGAACTATTTCTTGAATTTGCTGATAGCCGTCAAGTTTCTTCTTGAAAATCCTAGTCTATCTACTAACTTAACAGCATTTCCTGACCTGTCTACTGCGACGAAACCCTCTGGTTCTGTAACTTTAAGTCCGCCATCCGTCTGTTGGAAAGATCCTATGGCCTGAGCCTGGTTCATCTTTTTAAGAACAAATGCTTTCATTGTTTGAACCGCCCTGTAGAATGTCAGCATGGCCTGTAATGGTGCCTTTGCACCTGCAAGGAACTGTGGCATCTGTTTCATCTTGTCCTGTCTCAGTTGTAAGGCCTTCTGTGCCTTGAGTCCTGACATCTGTTGTTGCATTCTATCGTTGTAGAATTTCTTGAAGCCTAACAGGAATTTGTTTGCATCATTTGGCAGTTTGCCTTCCCTGACCATCGCGTTGATGTACATCTGGAACATGGGTATGAAGTCCTGGTTCTGCCCAAGCACACTTGATAAGTTTCTTGGCACATTGTTCAACAGGTTCTCAAGTTTTTCTATTCCGTTGTAGAACTGTTTCGTTTCATCGTCAGTGAACTTGGCCGACCCTGACACATCTTTGTAAGTGGCATTGTCAAAGAACACATCATTGCTCTTGGTGAATGAACTAATGTCTGCCCCGCCCTGAGCATTCATGTCTGCTATGGCATCTCCCACATATGTCGTGTGGAATATAATCCCCACCTTTGCCCTGTCTATCTGTTTGCCCAAGTCACTTGTTTCGGGAACCGCGTAAGTGATTGTGTTTGGTGTGAAAGTTAAGTTAGGTTTTCCGTCAACGTTCTTACGTGTGATGTCCTCGTCAGTGAACAACAGATCTCCTTGCACCACTCCCTGTATGTTCAGTTTCTTAAGGTGTACTAGGCACTTTAATAATTTTTGTCCTAGATCGTCTGTGCCGTGATTGTTTGCTATGTCTTTCTTTGTGTAATTGATCTTTGCGTTCTTGGCGAACACAGATTTTGTTCCTACGAAAAACCTGCCGTTATCTGGATTGATTCCACACACCACTGCAGGAGCACCGTCCCATTTCACGGACACACTCATGGCCTCAGAACTTGTTCCTTTGAGTGTCAGCAGTAGTCCCCTGAAGTATTCAATCACAGCCTTGCCACCCTCATAGCCATCAGTGATCACAATGTCCTCAATGTGTTCAAGGTGTGTCCTCTTAAACTCTGTTAGGACATCTTCTATTAACATTATTAATCCTCTCGGTATTCGCCGTCTTTGATTTTAAGCAGGTTTTCTTTGACGTCTCTGTTCTCTTTGATACGGGCAACGCCTTTACTGAATTTGGATGCATCCATGTTTTTGAGTGCTGAATTAAACTTCTTCTCCAGTTTGAATGCTGTGTCCTGGTCGAAGTTCTCTCTTATATAGGTCATTAACCTTATGGCACTCTCCAGGATGTGAGAAGCCCTGCTCTCCACGACCTCTTCTTTGTCCCTTCTAAGAGGCATCGAGCTCAATTCTTCTAATAAACTTTTTGTATGTTTCTGCATTGTAGGTATTTACTCCTTATTGTAGCACAATTCTAGCATAAGTCTATTGGTCTATGCTTTTTAGATAGGTAAGAATGTACTTTTCTAGCTCTTTGTATTGTATCTCGTTGTGATGATGTCTATACTCCGGTGTGGTTCTCCTACGATCGTAGGGCATTGTGCCCCACATAAATTTGTTACCGCAGAATTTCCAGATATCAATAATCCTTTTGTTTTCTGATATCAGGTTTATCTTTTCAAAGGCTTTGTATCTTTCCTTATTTTTACTTGGTCGGTTAAGGTGCTCCTTGTCAAATCCGTTGCACATGTCCCATATCAGGTAAGGAACATTCCTGCTTTCTAAAAAACCTGATATCATGATAATGTTAGTGAACATCAGGTCCCAATATGTTTTTAAGTTTGGTATGATTTTGTAGTAATAATCACACAGTTTATGTATATCATCTATTAAGGAGTCCTCCAGATTGAAACTGTCGTTCAAGTAGTTTGAATTTTGTAATGGTACCCAACTTCCGTCAATCTCGTCCTCGTCTTTGTTGAGTGCCAGTTCCCATCTGTGCGGAAATGTCAATGGTAACATGACCATCCCGGGGGAGCCGTTCTGTGCTATCCATTCTATTGTGGTCCTGCAGGCTCTTTGGAAACTTGTCCCGCTCTTTGAAATATTCACAACCTTATTACAACCTATGCCTGAAACAAAATCTTCTGAGGGGTTCCAACACTCTCCGTAACTGCAACCATTTACCAGCAACGTCTTCATTTTATTTTGCGATACACGAAATACTTACGTGAATTTGTGTCATCACGTATATCTAGCACTTTCAAGTTTAAAATTTCTGCCAGTTCTATAATAAACGGAACATTCCAGGCAAAGAATTCTATCCAATCTGCCTCGGGTTTGTCGTGTTGCACACCTGGGTTGACCCTGAAGAACATGGTACCTCTCTCTGCCAACAGGTTCACACATCTCGACACTTCCGCAATTATCTTGTCCCGGCTACCAAAGTTCACCGAACCCAGACACATAATCACGTCAAATTGTTGATCCGTCTTGTACTCCAGTGTGCTGATCTGTAGGTCTGCTCGATCGTTGTAGGGATCTATGCCTATTAGGTTATCAATCTTGCCCTTGAATTCGTTGTAGCCACAGCCTACATCAAGCACTGCCCTTGGTTTGAGACTGTTAACTTCGTCGATTAGTGCCACACCCGAATACTTCCATTTCTTCATGTCATTCTGCCAGTACTTGGAGAAGTACTTGTGTAGGCAGGCATCGTCTATGGCTTCTACGTATTGTTCTATTGTGTCGCAACGTTTCACTTCCACACCAAATGTATCCAAGATGTATGGTTGTGTTATCTTTGTTAGATCGTTTTGGCTGTGTGCCAATAATTGGGCGAATATCTTTTTGTTCATACTTTATATTATATTAAAAGTTTGAATGTGTCTATATTTTTTTCTTTATTGGCTTTGCTAGTATGTCTCTAGTCGTGTCTGTCATCACACCTGTGATTACCAACATGGGTCTGGGCTTGTTGCTGGCGTTTGCGGTTGCGTGTGGAATGTTCTGCCAATCAAACTTGTGTATGTCACCTGCTCTCCATCTGTCGAACTGCTCATTGCCATAAATTAGGAACTGCCCAGGTTCCCAATCCTGTAGCATCACCATGATCCTAACCACCTTATCTGGATCAGCATCTAAGTCATACAGTTTGTCTATGTGCATGTTTAATACCTCACCTGTGAACTGTGTGTGCAGTTTGGATCTAGTAGATGTCATAGCAAAGAAGTCAGTCATCTTTTGCAGGGTTGGACATTTTGTGAAGTCTGCCAGTCCTCTGTAAATGGTCATCTTGGGATCAGCACCTGCTGTCCTTAAATCATTCTCTTCTGCTTCTACATCAACATTGACGTTTTCCCTACCAGTACCCTCCCTACGGTTGCTCCAGTTCAAGGGTTTGGCCTCTTCTATCACTGCCTGTAGTTCTGTCTGCCATCCACCTGTGAACTTGCCCAGATGTTCAACACAATCTGTGTCACGGTGCCACTTGTTGAAGTGATAGTTGCTTCTTGCTTTTGCGTCTTCCCAATTACTTGTAGACATAGACTTGGATGCCTTTCTGTGTATAATTATGTATCCTTCCTTTTGTGTCAGGGAAACTTATGTTCAGTAACCTACACAGGTCCACATTGTCTTTGGGTCTGTGGATTCGATCTTTGTTGTTCTTTATGAACTGCATCGTGTCTCGGTTCTCTGCCTGTATGTGTTCCCACATTAGGTCGAGATTAACGAAGTGTTGGTAGTTTGGATATGTGATTTTGAACTCGCCACACAGTTTCCACCATTCCAAACATTCGAAGTCGTTCCTGTACACCATTACAATAGGGAATCCAAGACTTTTCAGATGGTCAAGTTCGTGTGCAAAGGTGTGTGACTTTATTATCCTTTTACCTGTGCCAGAGAAAGGCAAGTCCCAATTATCCCTCGTGGCCCTAAATTCCATGCCCGGGTCAAAGTATACTCCAATGTGCATGAGATGACTGCGTCCAGGGGTGTCGGCATCGTGCCAGTAGGTCCTTGCCTCAGAATAATCTGTGTGATCTATGTCATCACTCCAGTAGATATTCTTGACAACACTACTCCACTTTGATCCCGGCGCCCCTGTGAACAGTATGTACATTATTTGGTCAACTCTTCCTTGTAGATGGCATTGTAACCCAACTGGTTTTTTCCAAAATCAGACAGTGTCTTCAATGCACCCGGTGTGATGAATGACTTCAGCGTCCTCACTGCGGCGTCACCCTCTGCACCTGTTCTCCATTCATACTTACCAACCTTCTTCTCGATGGCGGCAACTGAATCTGGATCCTTGATCATCTTGTCCAGAGCGTCAACAAGTTTCTGTTTGTTTGGATTGCCTGCATTTACCCAGAATGCTTTCTGTAATGCGTCTCTCCAACTCTTGACAAGTTTGTATGCATCGTAGAAGTCACCACTCGGTGCAACACCATGCATCTTTTCAAAAAGTTCTTCGAAAGTTGGCTCTGTGAAGTTTGGATCTTTATCATGTCCTCCTGTCTTAACATTCAGTAGTCCATGATGGAACCAAGTGTATGCGTCACCTTTGCCTATCACTGGCATCACGTGTTTCTTGTATGCGGCAGGATTCTCCCTGGTTGCGTTTAAGTCACCCCTAATGAAAGCAAGTCGTCTCTCAGAACCTTTCATGCCTTTCACCCAAATGATCTTTTCTTCAAATGTTTTTACTGGATCACCGTTGGGTCCTGCGAGCAACATGACTATTCCCATGATTTCTGGTGTCATACCAGATCCTGACGGAAACTGTATCGGACCATTCACTGTGTCCGCTTTGTTCCTTGCACCCACGATGATGTTTAGGTTCATGTGTCCAACAGATTCCCAATCAAAGTAGTTGTACTCCACAGGCTCCACAAGGTATGATATACCGTTACCACCATGTGATACTAATATAGTTTTGTCGTCAAACCTTAATTTGTTTTGGAACTCGTTTGGTCCAAGTTGGTCTCTTGCACCTGGCTTGTAGATAAGATTGATCTTCTCACCCAGGTGTTTCTCCCATTCCGCTACAACTATCTGTGCCCACACAGAAGTTCCACCAGATGGTTTTTGTGGCACGATCAAGT